CTACAAAATACCACAACCAATTCCATGTGACATATCTTATGATATTACAATTGTTTGTAATAAGTTTAGAGATTTAAATAAATTTAATAAAATTGTTTTACAACATTTTTCATCAAGACAAGCATACACACAAATTAAAGGCCATTATATCCCAATTGTGTTAGATACAATTGAAGATAATACACCGATGGAAACGATGGATGGGCGTAGATTTTATATGCAAAACTATAAATGTACTATGTTGGGATTTCTTATTGATAGTGACGAATTTGAAGTTAAGCCCGCAATTACAAGAGCGTTCATTGTAAATGAGTCTTTAGGTGGAGCAACTTTTAAAAAAACATATATTAGTAAAGCTGTCGATGTGGTCATTTCTACAATTGTTGCCGGTGAAAATCAAACAATATTTACTGTTGGTGAAAGTATTAATGTTTTATTTAATGTGGCGGTTAATGGTATAGTACAAGAAAAAGACGTTCATTACCGACATTTAGGCGGAACATCTAATATTATTTTTGATTTAGTTGGGACACCTTTGCTTGGTGATGTTGTTACTGTGAGTTATTATAAAGGTAAGGGAGATAAGATGTACGATCAGTTCGGTAATGAACTACAGGTTGGTCGAGAAAGCTTTACTTTTAATGGTAATGATTTATCGTTTACTTTAAGTAATAAAATTAATTCAGTTATTAATGTAACAACCAATGGATTAATAGAATTTAATGAAGAAAGTTATAATTTAACAGATGTTAATGAAATAACGCTAACGAGTGCTCCGGTTAATGGATCAAGTATTGAATTTGTTTATCTATACTAATCATCCCCATAAATGTCTTTTTTCTTAGGTTTACAATAATCCTCTATAAATTTTTCTAAGACTTTATACATCTTTAGTCCATTTTTATCGCAATGCACTTTCAACATTTGATGGTGTTTGTCACTTATTTTGACGTTTTTTTGAGTATTTTCCATATAAAAGATATAAAAAGATAAATAACTATCTTTTTAAGAAAAGTATGGAAATCTTTGATAAAAACAAAGATATTTATTAGATAAGTAATAAAATAATTTAACCAAACAAAAATCAATGGCAAGTAATAACAGAGTATTCGTGTCACCAGGTGTCTATACATCTGAACTCGATTTAACATTTGTAGCACAGAGTGTAGGTGTTACGACATTAGGTTTAGCGGGCGAGACCTTAAAAGGTCCAGCTTTCGAACCGATTTTAATTTCCAATTTTGACGATTTTAAATTGTATTTTGGTTCCACATCACCTGAAAAATTTGGTGACGGTAACCCAAAATATGAATTAGGATATGTTGCAAAATCATATTTACAAGAATCAAATCAATTATTTGTAACGAGGGTATTAGGACTTACAGGTTACAAACCATATAAAACCTTTGGCATCAAAACCATTGGAGGTATTATATTTGAAAATGAATTTTTAGGTGAAAGTACGGTTACCGATGTAACAATCACAACCACGGGAATAACTACAACCGATACCGGTAACACACTTACTAACGTTATTAAACACTTATCGGGTGTTACATCACATCTAGGAACAGATATTGTTAGTTATTTAAAATCCGAATATGGCGGATATACCGGCTTAACTGCGGGATCAACAAACGAATATTTCATTATTGGTTTACTTCCTACGGGTGAAACAATACCAAGTGGTACAGAATTAAATTCACCATTAACTGATAAACCATACGCAAGTAATAATAACACAAAAGAATGGTGGAATACAATGCATCACCAATCTAATGGTTTAGTTACACCACCATCTGGTACAAGCGTTAACGGTATATTCTCTTATTTATTTGAGTTTACAAACGGTACGGATAAGTGGACAATTACACAGTTCGACTGGGATGCAAGATTAGCGGAAGATTACCATAATATTGTGGTGGCGGCACTTAGATCAAGAGGTGTTTATAGTGGTCAAACGTTAATTCATGAGGTAACTGGTAATACAAGCTTTACATTATCTTCAGTGTCTGGTCAAACAATAAATACAAATCCATTAGGTGAGTTTAATATTAATGTAACCGGTATTACAGAAGGTGCAAAGCAATTTACTTGTACTTTTGATAAGACATCTACAAAATATATTAGTAAAGTATTAGGAACTGAGGTATTCGACAAAGATAACGGTGACTATCCGGTATATGTTCATGAAGTTTACCCTAACTATTTAAAAGCAGCATACGATAGAGGTTTAGTAAGAGGTATACAATTAAGTGCATCTTATGAGTTGGAAGGAGATAATTTCTTAGGTCAATGGGATACAACAATCTCTCCTATGGTTGTTTCTGAAGTACGTGGCGGTAGAGTGGCAGATTTGTTTCAAGTTATTACAATTTCGGATGGCGAAGCGGCAAACTACCAAGTTAAAATCAATATTCAAAATATTAACTTAGAAACAATGGAATTTGATTTAGTGGTACGTGATTTTAACGATACTGATGATAATCAAGTTGCACTTGAGAAATATTCAAGATGTTCAATGAATCCTGATATGCCAGGTTATGTAGCAAGAAAAATCGGTACATCTGATGGTGAATATCCATTAGTTTCAAAGAGAATTATGTTAAATATGGCGTTAGACGCACCTATCGATGCGGTACCGTCAGGATTTAAAGGTTTTGCTAATAACGAGTTCTTTGGTACTGATAATGATACGTTAGGTAATATCATATATAAAACAAAATACAACGATGCGGGTGATGTTGAAACATACGACGTAACCGGTGCACCTAATATTGAGGCTGGAGATAAGGTAAGAAAAGTAATGTTAGGTTTATCAAGTTCAGTTGGATTTGATATGGATTTACTTAAATATAAAGGCGCAAGTGGTACAAGCGAAACAACTGGTTTCCACTTATCTAAAAATGCCGCTACAATAACTGGTGCAACAAATGTTACCACTAACTCATTAGGTCAAACTCTTGATGATGTATTTGGTGTGGGTGGATATAGCGGAACTACTGGTTTTGCTTATTATACAACACCATACGATTTAGAGGGTCAAACAGATGAGGAAAATAACAAATTGACAAACATCAATTTCCGTAAGTTCACATTTGCGGTATATGGTGGTAGAGATGGATGGGATATCTATAGAAGAACAAGAACTAATACAGACGCATATATTTTTGGTAAATCAATATATAAGTCAGGTCATACAGTAAATGGTGGTGTGTTTAGTTCTGTATTAGGTAATTCAGATTATTACGCTTACTTACAAGGTATTGAAGCGTATTCTAATCCTGAAGCGGTTGATATTAACGTATTCGCAACACCGGGTATTAACTTCCAAGATCATAGTTCACTTGTAAATCAAGCGATTGAGATGATTGAAGAAGAAAGAGCCGATTCATTATATGTTATGAACTCACCGAATATTTTAGGTGCAAATGCAACTGAACAAATCGTTTCTGCGTTGGATACTGCGTCAATTGATTCTAACTATTCAGCAACATACTGGCCTTGGATTCAAGTAAGAGATACTGATAATGCGACTAACCTTTATATTCCACCAACAGGTGAAGTAGTTAAGAATATTGCTTTAACTGATAATGTGTCTTTCCCTTGGTTCGCGGTAGCGGGTTATTCAAGAGGTTTAGTAAATGCAGTAAAAGCAACTAAAAAACTTACGTTGGACGATAGAGATGTATTATATAAGAACAGAATTAACCCAATTGCAACATTCTCAGATACTGGTACCATTATTTGGGGTAACAAAACGTTACAAGTTAGAGAATCTGCTTTAGATAGAATCAACGTAAGAAGATTGTTATTAAGAGCAAGAAAGTTAATTTCTGCAGTTTCTGTAAGATTATTATTTGAACAAAATGATGATCAGGTTAGAAATGAATTCTTAAGATTAGTTAATCCTATCTTGGATGCAATTAAGAAAGAAAGAGGTTTATACGATTTCCGTGTAACAGTATCTAACGATCCTGAGGATATCGATGCAAACACTATGAGAGGTAAAATTTATATTAAGCCAACTCGTTCTCTTGAATTTATCGATGTAGAGTTCATTATTACACCAACAGGTGCTTCATTTGAAAATATCTAGTCTAAAAGGAGATATAAAAATAAAAAAGGAGGGTAGAAATACCTTCCTTTTTTTGTTATGATGTTCCACATGGAACTATTATTAAAATTATTTATAATATAATATAAAGAAAAAATTATTATACTACATATATAATAGTACTGGGAGTTTTCTGATATTTAATATTATATTTTGTTATTAGTAGAAATATTTTATTTTATTTAAGTTATAATGTAAATATTGTATTTAATATTGGTTCTGTAAAAAACTACGGAAAAAAATCGACATTGTCAACCTTTTTGCTATAATTAATCTAAAATAAAATTATTTCTATTTTGGACATATTTATAAGAAAGTAAATAATTAACAAAACTTAACAAACACACAATATGGCCGATTTATTAATGAAAATGCCGACGCCTTACGAACCGAAAAGGGTCAACCGATTTATCATGAGGTTTCACTCATCTTTGGGTATAAACGAATGGTATGTATCTGCAGCAGCGAGACCGAGTGCTAAAATAAATTCAGTAGCAATTCCTTTTTTAAATACTTCAACATATGTTGCTGGTAGATTTGAGTGGAATGAGATGAAGGTGACATTTAGAGATCCAATCGGACCTTCAGCTTCTCAAGCTCTAATGGAATGGTTCCGTTTACACGCTGAGTCTGTAACAGGCCGTATGGGATATGCTGCAGGTTATAAAAAAGACTTAGAATTGGAAATGTTAGATCCAACGGGAGTTGTAGTTGAAAAATGGTTATTAGAAAACTGTTTCTTAACTGACTTGAACTTTGGTGATTTAGATTACAATAGAGACGATTTAGCCAATATTACATGTTCATTGAGAATGGATAGATGTATACTAATATACTAATATTATAGTTTTTCATATATTAAAACCGGTAGTCCACAAGATTATCGGTTTTTCTTTTTTATAAACTTTACTTTAGGATAGTTATTATTTAAATTAAGATATTATGGAAGAATTAAGAATTGACCCAACGATAGCATATGATGTAGTGGAATTACCAAGTAGAGGTATCCATTATGCAAATAAAAGAAAATCAGTGAGAGTTGCGTATCTTACTGCCGCTGATGAGAATATACTATCCTCACCAAGTTTTCTGAATACAAATACGGTAATACCTGAATTACTGAAAAGAAAAATTTTAGATAGGGATTTTTTAGTTGATGAGATTGTTGAGGAAGACAGACAAGCTATTTTAATATTTTTAAGAAATACGGCTTTTGGATCGGAATATACATTAACAACTTACGATCCAAAGACAGATAAAGAGTTTAATACCGTTGTAAATTTGGAAACTCTTAAATTGAAAGATTTCAATTTATCTGAAAATACAAACGGCGAATATAGTTATTATTTACAAAAAAGTAAGACAGATATTACCTTCAAGTTTTTAACAAGAAAACAAGAAGATGAAATTGAAAAAATTAAAGAGAGTTGGAACGGATCTGGCGTTGCGCCAGTGGTAACGAAACAACTAGAAATGATGATTAAATCATTCAACGGAGTTACTGATGCATTAAAGATTAGGAACTTTATAGAAATGATGCCAATTAAAGATTCTCAAGATTTTAGGAAGTTTATTAATGAAAATAAACCAGGGTTAGATTTAACCCAAAAAGTAACAACCCCATCAGGAGATACAATCCAAGTTAATATTGGGTTTGGGGTAGAATTTTTTCGCCCTTTCTACGGATTATAAAAAAGGACAATTAGATGAGATTTTATTTTTAGTCAAAAAAGGATTTTCATATGGGGATATTTTAACTATGCCAGTCTATTTGAGAAAATATTATGTTAATTACATAATTGAATTGGAAAATACTAAATAATTGTATTTATAGGTATGGCAGCATTATCTCCACAAGAATCACAAGACGCAGCAAATCAAGCTAAACAAGCTAAACAGGCTGGTATGACTGAACAACAAATGCTTAGTACAATGACTTCACGAAGTAACGAATTTAAAAATGAGGCTTCAAGAGTTTATCGTAACACATCAGCACCAAGTAGTAATAATACTAATACAACACAAGGTTCAATCACAAACCCATTTGATGTAATTAAATCAGGTAGCGGAAGCTCAAAGATTTCGGAAATGTCCGATCAGTATAAAACCGGGATCAATAACGAGTTTGAAATAAAAACTAAAATGGAAGCCGCCATTTTAAAACAATTAGAAATTGAATCAAATCTACATACTGAGATTAATGAAAGTTTAAGTATAACCGGAAGATTATCAGAAAGTTTTAGAGATACTTTAATAGAAACGTTACCAGCAGCGGCGAAATTAGGTTATGATATTGGTAACATTACAGATATGGTAACAACATTATCTGAAAAAACAAGTAAGTTTAGTCTTATATCATCAAATACATTAACCCAAAGTTTTGATACCGCACGTGCTTTTGGGATGACGTTACCGCAATTATCTGAAGCTTTTGCTGAATTTGAGAAAGTTGGTTATGGTGCGGCAGATACGTTAGACAAGATTAACGATGCTGGTTTAGAATCCGCATCACTTGGTTTAAACGCAAGAAAAACCACACAAGATTTAAAAACAAATATTGAAAAGTTAAACGAATACGGATTTAAGAATGGAGTTGAAGGATTAAATAGAATGGTTCAAAAAGCGGCGGAGTTTAGGATGAATATGGCGGAAACATTTAAGGTTGCGGAAAAAGTTATGAATCCAGAGTCCGCAATTGAATTGACCGCAAATATGCAAATGCTTGGTGGAGCTGTGGGTGATTTAAACGATCCACTTAAATTGATGTATATGGCAACCAATAACGTTGAGGGATTACAAGATGCTATTCATGGTGCCGCAAGTAGTTTAGCTGTATATAATGAAGAGCAAGGCCGATTTGAGATAAAGGGCGCGAATCTAAGGAGAGCTAAAGAAATGGCATCTCAGTTGGGTATATCATATTCTGAATTTGCAAAGGGTGCGATTGCGGCACAAGAAAGAATTTTGGCGACAGATACTTTGTTAGCAAAAGGTTTCGATTTAAAAGATAAGGATAGGGAGTTTATCACAAACTTATCACAAATGAAAGATGGTGAAATGCAAATTGTTGTACCAAAATCATTAAGTGA